ACATGCAATGAACTGGGCAAGTGAACATGGTCATCTCAAAGTTGTAAAGTACCTTCACGAAACTGTTGGTGCTAAGTGTACTACATCTGCTATGGACTGGGCAAGTGGAAATGGGTTTCTCGATGTCGTAAAGTACCTTCATGAAACTGTTGGTGCTAAGTGTACTACACATGCAATGAACTGGGCAAGTGATAAAGGTCATCTTGAAGTTGTAAAGTACCTTCACGAAACTGTTGGTGCTAAGTGTACTACATCTGCTATGGACTGGGCAAGTGACCAAGGTCATCTCGATGTCGTAAAGTACCTTCACGAAACTGTTGGTGCTAAGTGTACTACAGATGCAATAGACTGGGCAAGTTGGAATGGTCATTTTAAAGTTGTAAAGTACTTACACAAAAACGATGGTGTTAAGTTGTAAAGTACTTACACAAAAACGATGGTGTTAAGTTGTAAAGTACTTACACAAAAATGATGGTGTTAAGTTGTAAAGTACTTACACAAAAATGATGGTGTTAAGTGTACTACAGATGCAGTATCGGACAATTAGATATAGTCGCCACGAAGTTACACTCGTACTTGAAAGAAAATAAATTATTTAGTTAAAAACATAAACATTTAAAATAAACATGGGTATAGATCAATTTTATACAAAAGAAACTGTTTCTTTAAAATATTGGAATATTTTTAAGACGTACTCAAACAATTACGACATTATACTTGAACCAAGTGCTGGATCAGGGTCTTTTTTTAAATTATTACCAGAAGATAAAAGAATAGGGCTTGATCTTGAACCAAAGTATCCAGATATAATAACTCAAAACTTTTTTGATTTTACACCTATTCCTAATAAGATTTACCATGTCATCGGTAATCCACCGTTTGGAAAAGGTTCGTCTTTAGCTGTAAAATTTTTTAATCATGCAGCAGAATTTGCAGATATAATAGCTTTTATTATTCCAAGAACATTTAAGAGAGTTAGTGTACAAAACAAATTAAACATGTCATTTAGTTTGGTATTTAGCGAGGATCTTAGTACAAATCCTTGTTGTTTTGAACCAAAGATGGATGCAAAATGTTGTTTTCAAATTTGGAAAAAAGAAGAAATTCCTCGAAAAAAAATCATATGTAATACTACACATGATGATTTCGTTTTCGTAAAATATGGCCCATTAGATCATAAAAAACAACCAACTGTTCCAGATCTTAAAACATTTGATTTTGCAATTCGTGCATATGGTTCAGATTGTGGTAAAATATTTACTGAAAATTTAGAAAAATTACGACCAAAAAGCTATCATTTCATTAAAAGTAATTTGGACATTGATGTCTTAATCGAAAGATTTAAAACACTTGATTATTCTATAAGCAATGATTCTGTAAGACAGTGTAGTCTTGGAAAAAGTGATTTAATCCATTTGTACAACACAGCATGCGTTTGTATTTGATATTTATTATATATGTAATAGTGTAATGAACTCTAAGTATCTTGGAGACTGTGTACTATCTGGTAACATTGACGATGTTAAAGATATATTAAAAAATGGAAGTAGTTATCCACTACATGTTAATGGAATAGATGATAAAGACTTTTCGTTGGCTGTACAATTAGCTTCATTGTATTCGAAGACTGCTATTTTGAAAATTCTTTTAGATGATCCAAGAATATTAAAAATTGTTAATTGGAGACAGATATTATGTAGGTCTGGTAATCTTACTACTGTAAAATTTATATTGAATGAGTTAAAATCACAACCTATTCATGTAAAAAGTTATTTAAATACAGCTATTGAAGAATACTCAAGTGGCTCAATAGAGATACTAAAGTATCTATTGGATGAGATGACAGAAGACGGGGTACCTGCGAGGTACATGGAAGATAAAGATAATAAAGCTCTGTTTTTTGCAGCACAGGATTGTAAAATAGATAATGTGAAATTATTATTAAAAGATGGTAGATTCAACTTTGCCAGTAGTATTTCTAATGCATTTATTGTTGCATTAGAAATGCAAAGATATTATGTCGATGACATTTACCGGGATTATACTGAGATTATAAGTATTCTAAAAGAATACTAAATAAAAAAAGCAAACAATTTTAGTATTGTTTGCTTTTTTCTGTTTTTTTTTTATTTTTTATATATTTTCGAGGTACTTTACGACATCGAGAAACCCATTGTTACTTGCCCAGTTCATTGCATATGTAGTACACTTAGCACCAATAAGATGTAAGTACTTAATTGTTTGTAAATTACCTTTTATAGCTTGTTTGTCAATTGACAAACTTTTGTATAAAACTCTTATGGTTTGTCTTGACAACAATTTACTGAAGTACAATACAAATTGTGGTTTGTCTGTAAACCTGAATATTTCATCAAGAGTGTCTATTGTTAACAGCGTCATTTTTATTGTATTTTAATAAATAATTATTTAAATTCAATTTTTTTTTGTATAGTTATACTATAAAATGGTTGTAAAACGAACACATACAAATTTAAAACCTTTCAGTAAAATAACTGAAAACAATCGTAAAAAAACACTTAAAAATTTTGCAATTGGAGCAGCTGCTACTGCTAGTACATTGGCTGGAGTTTATGCTTTAATAAATCGTAACAAAACTACTCTTCCAGTACAACAACAAAATCCAAACACTTATGTTGTAGGTGGCTTAGATTATTATAAAAAAGAATTAGACTTTAAAACCCAAGAATTGACAAAGTTTCATAAAATAATATTAGATCGCGAAGATCTAATCGAAAAAATTGAAAAATTTTATAAAAATGAAATTGCAAAGAAAAATATTGAACTAGTAAAGTTTCATAACATAATAGTAGATCGCGAAAATCTAATAAAACAACTTCAAATTAAAAAATAATACACGCTTCCAATGTTTTACATTTTTAATTATTTTTCTATTGTTATGTAGTACACTTAACAATAACAGTTTCATGTAAGTCTTATAAAAGACTTATATTTTTAAGCTTTGTAAGCTCTCGTAAAATTCTATAACTTCTTTATTTACTTTTATCTTATTCTTATTAAAATTGACCAAAAATAGACCATCAAGTGTTTTTACTCTTGATAACATAACATAAATTTGATGCTCACAAAAGGCATTGCTACAATCTATGATTGCATTTTGTAGTGTTACCCCTTGTATTTTATGTGCTGTAAATGCGTATGCAATAATAAGCGGAAGCTGTGTAGCAGTTGCCACAATGTTATTTCCAACATGTAATTCATGTTTTAGTTTGTTCACAAGTATTTCAATACCATTATCAAATCTTACTACAGGGTTACCATTTGAAAATGACATTATAACCCCCATGCTACCATTGATAAGCCCTGCTTCTTGATTTAAATTTTTTGTTAACATCACTTTTGTTCCTATTTTTAATACTAAATTATCTATTTCTCTTTTCTTGAATTGTTGTTTAAGATCTGTTAGGTGTGTTCCTTTTCCAGCAAAAGTTGCTGTAAAAAGAACTTCTGGTTGTTTTATACTGTTAAAATATCTCTTATTAACCAAATTGATCTCCTTGTTAGTGCAAAAAATACGTGGGTAGTCAAGAGTACTTGTGTCTAAATTATTTCTTGTCTGTAATTCTGTTATGTTTTCTTCTGTTAATTTGTCCATTCTCAAATTATTTAATATATCTTTATATGTAGTATCTGTTTCTTGTCTATAATTTACTGTTAAGCTTACCATTTTGAAATTTTCTTTGAAAATTGGAGTATTTAAAATACCTAATTCATTTATAGGTGACAGTTGTAACAAGTCCGCTGAAAATAACATCTGTATACCTCCAAATGGCCTATTATCATGTCTAATACCTTTTAGAATTAAATCTATTTTTGTTAACAATGCACCTGACAACATTGATACTTCATCTATAACTAAGATTGTGTCTTTTAATACTAACCTACTTCTTACTGCACTGCTAGTGTTGATTTTTTTAATCAAAAAATTGACGTCTCCTTCGCCTAATCCAATTCCAAGAAACGAATGCAATGTTGACCCATTAATATTTAATGCTGATACTCCTGTTGTACTTGTTATATATACTGTTTTATCTGGAAAATTTTCTTGTATCTGTTCAATACATTTGGATTTCCCATTTCCTGCTGGTGCTGTCATAAACACGTGGTACCCTTGTCTTAATAAGTCAATCACGTTTTGTTGTTGCTCGTTTAACTGAAACATCGTATTATGTTTTGAAGTATTTTTGTTTTTAAGACTGATATATCATACGAATAAAGTTAAAAATAAAAATAATAAGGAATACAATGGATGCTTATTATAGGAAGCCCGTAAAATTTATAGATGATTCTATAACTTTTCAAACTCTGGAATGGTTGGATTTTAATGAACAAGAAGACATAGATGATGATGAAAATGGTGAGCCAATTGTAAATAATATATACAATATCAAAACATTTGGTGTTACTGACATAGGTGAATCTGTTTGTTTAACTGTGAATAATTTTACACCATTTTTTTATATAAAAGTTCCTAATAATTGGACTAAAACAAATGTTACATTGTTTTTAGAAAATGTTTGCAATGTTAATAGTTACTTTGGTACTAACACTCGCCCATATAACGCATTGTTTAGCTGGAAAAAGTACTTGTTAAAGAAGAAATGTATTTTACAGCGTAAAAAAGATTTCTGGGGTTATCAAACAAATGATTCTAATTTTCTAAGATTAACATTTAATAACTCAGAAGCACTTAGAAAATTCAAATACGTTTTTAAGAACCACAATGATCCTAATAACAAAACAAAGATAAAAGACGTGTCATTCCCTATTAATATGTATGAAGATAACTTAGATCCTATCTTGAGATTTTTACATATAAGAAATTTAGCACCATGTGGGTGGTTGAAAGCAGATAACATCAAAGTTATAACATTAAAAAATAGTCGATGTCAGATAGAATTATCTTGTGACTGGCAAGACATACATTTTGTAGATATTCATACAAATGGTCGTATTTTACAAGCAAGTTTTGATATAGAAGTTTTTTCACATGACGATTCATTCCCAGTTCCTACAGTTCCTCAAAATGTTACAACTCAAATAGCTACAACATTTAAATATACTGGTGATACAGATTTCTATATGGTACATATCGTATGTTTGAAACAATGTACTCCTATAGAATCAGAAGACGGTATCCCAGTATTCTTAGAATGTTATGATACAGAAAAAGAAGTTCTATTAGCATGGAAACGTCTTATAGTAAATATGGATCCTGATATTATTTATACATACAATGGTGACACATTTGATTGTAATTATTTATGTGTTCGTTCAAGAATAGCAGAATGCAATGAATCATTTTTTAATCTTAGCAAGTTAAAACATATCAAAGGTGTTTTAAAAGATGCATCATTTGGTTCTAGTGCTCATGGTAGAGCAGAATATAAACGTTTTTCAATACCTGGTCGTATTAACTTTGACTTGTTGATATACATCTTTCGAGAATACAAAGATAATAATAGTTATAAACTTAATGATATTGCAGAAAAATATCTTGGTGATAAGAAACATGACGTTTCTGTTACAATGATATTTGATTATTTTGCATCAGGTGACCCTGATAAGATACAGGTTGTCGCAAAATATTGCATCCAAGACGCAAAATTACCTCAAAGAATTGCAGATCATTTACATATATTACAAGCTAATTTATCAATGAGTAATGTTACCAGTGTCCCATTTAAAATGTTGATTGAAAGAGGTCAACAAATCAAGGTCTTTTCACAAATACTGAAAACAACAAGACAGTTAAATTTTTTAGTACCAAGTCATTTTGGAGACTACAACTTTACAGTAAATGAAGACAAATTAGAAGGTGCAACTGTTTTGCCACCAAAACAAGGTGCTTATAATAGACCTGTAGCTGTATTGGATTATAAAAGTTTATATCCAACAATTATGATGGCACATAATTTATGTTATTCAACTGCTTGGCTTAACCCAGAACCACCTCCAGACGATCTAACTAACGTATTTGAATGGGACGAAACTGATGATAAAACTGGCGTAATTACACATAGATCATTTCAGTATGTTAAACCAGAAAAGTATTCTGGAGTTTTACCTATGATTCTGAAAAATTTAGCAGAATCAAGAAAAGATGCTAAACAAAAAATGTCATTAGCTGGTAAAAATGGAGATAAACAATTAAAAGAAATCTTTAATAAACGACAATTAGCTTATAAAGTATCTATGAATAGTATTTACGGTTTTGTTGCTGCTCAGATGATGACTTTAAAACAAATAGCTGGAACAACTACTGCTATTGGTCGACAAATGATTGAACAGTCTAAAAATTTTATTGAGAAAACGTATCCTGGTAGTGAGTGTATCTACGGTGATACTGATTCTATTTTTATAATGTTTGATACTCCATCTGTTAAAAAATTTAAAATGTTAAATGATAGACTTAATTCACAGGTAGTGATAACAGAAAAAGATAAACAACTTCTAAATAATCTTAAAATAGCCTGTATATCAGAATCTATTAAAATAGGAGAAATTGCGGCAAATAATGCTACAAAATTATTTAAAGAACCAATTGAATTAGAATACGAAAAAGTTTACTGGAGATTGATGATGTTATCTAAAAAAAAATACATGGGAGAATTATACAGTTTTAATGCGGAAAAAGTTGACTATCTTGACTCAAAGGGCGTAATTCTTAATAGAAGAGATAACTTTCCACTTATAAAAAGACTTTACAAACAAATGATCGATATACTTATGGAAAAGTGGGATACTGGACTTCCAGAGATAAAAGAACTTATAAGTACTTCAATACAAAACATTGTTTACGGCAATATTCCTTTAGATGATCTTATTATGACTAAAGCTTATAAACCTCCATATAAAAACAATAATTTACCACATGTGGTCGTAGCAAACAAGATTACAGAAAGAGACCCTGGTAATGCTCCAAGATCAAATGATCGTATGAATTTTTTATTTATAGATACTCATGAAATAAAAAAGCAACAATTGTATACTAAAGTAGAAGACCCTACTTATGTTAAAGAACACGGGTTACCATTGGATGTAGAATATTACATTGATTTTATGTGTAACCCATTAAGTCAGTTTTTAGGACTATTTATGAAAAATCCAGAAAAGTTATTCAACGAACCAAAAATTAGATATAGAAGAAAACGATATTTAAAACTTACTAAAAATTAATTTGTATTGTAAAACTAGACTCCTGTATGTTTGAATATTTTTATTCAAAGTCTTCTGAACCAAAAGTTGAACTTAAAAAATCAAAAATAGTAACTGTACATAAAAAAAAAGAATATACTACTGTTTTTCTAGTCGCAGAAAAGCTAACGATGTCTCCTTTAGGAATTTATGACACACTCGAAGAAGCTAAAAAAGATGGGGAAAAAATAACTTATCATAACTGTATAATTTTACCTTTTAAAATTAATGAAAAATGCAAGTATCTTTATAAGCCCGCGTTTGAAAACCAGTAAAAAATCGTTTTGGTAGTTTTTACTTAAAAAAAGAGACCGTTTTTATTGGTCTCTTTTTTTATATTTTTATTTTATTTTTTTTCGTTGTAAAAGTTACTGTATTTACAATGATAAGCTTTTCTTAAATTTACTTAGTATTTTA